CTCCAAGTTTACTTCCAGAAGATAAAACTAAATTACCATTGATTATTTCATCATAATTTCCTTCACCATCACCATTTACAGTTAAATCTCCATCGATGGTCAGGTCGCCACCTATTGTACCGCCAGAGCTTAGAAATCCAGCGGAATCTATTAATTTACCAATCATGTTAAACCTCTACTATTCTAACAGCGTGCTGTGTTGTTGATGTAGAATTAAAATTAAATCTCAATGTATCACTCGCTCCTTTCACGCCAACAGGAACTGCAAGACTTGTTAAGCTACCACCAGGTAATATTAAATCTATATCTGCATCTATATCAAGATCAGAAGTAGCGAAATTAAAATAAATATCACCAGCTGCATATATCATGATTTGGTGTGTTGATGGGGCTAAATCCATATGCTTTGTATTGGTTACGTCAGCACTAGAACCAGCTGTAATTTGAGCCCCAGAACTTCCCCCTAATCCGCCTGATGATGCATCTGCAACTGAAAAACCCCCAGCTGCAGTTGTATTCAAAGCTTCATGTGTTCTGAATTTTTGTAAGTTTGCCATCTTATTCTCCTATTATGTTACTCAGCTTGCGAGGCGAGAATGCTCCCTATCTGAGTTATTAAATTAAGTTAGGTACTTTTACTACTCTAGTACCTCCAGTTTTATCACGTTTTTTAGCGCCATACCTTCGTACTGCGTCATCGAAATTCTTTTTATGAGAAGCGGATAATAGCGTTGCCGATTGCACAACATTAGGATCAGTGGCTGCACCAGCCCTATCCATATACAAACACTTTTTAACATAGTCTACAACAGCACGTTGTAATGTATTATCTATGTCTAAGGAACTATTAATAGAAACAACGCCATTAGGCTCTGAATAATAATGAATTAATAATCCATCAGTAACAGCTTCACTTATAGCCTTCCACTTCTTTCTTGTAGATGTTACAGCATCGCCATCACTATCTACTTTTGTGATCAATCCTAAACGACTTCCCTCTGTAAAATAGAGTGCGTTATCTTCTGGATATTTTATATTACTCGCCATCTGGAACCTCTACTGCACTTTCAGATGATGCATCTCCCAATAACAGGTCTTTATCAATTAACCTAGGTATCTGTATATAGTCACCATCACTATCCATTAAATAAGCTCTAATAATTTTATTTACTTCTAATTTATTTCCACTTGAATCTTCTGCGCCATCAGATATATCGTAATACATTTGGTCAGCGACTGTACTTATTTTAGCATGTACTACTTTAGTATTATACATACCCATTTCAACTAAAGCATCGTTAACTAAATTTAAAATATAATTTTCAGGAGCATCAGGAAATACTTGCCTTATTCTACTAACCAATGATTTTACACTTATATCATGTACTGCCATAATTAACTCATAACCTTAGCAAGACCATCTTCATAGTCTTTTTGTAATTTAGCTTGTTGCTTCTCATACCATGCATATTGCGCTGTATCAACCTGAAGCCTAGTCTGTGCTTCATTGGCATAAGAATTTGCTATTTGAATTTTAGATTGAATCTCATTTGCATAACCCTGAGCAGCTGATATATATCCCTGAGCAACATCTACTTGGGCATTGACTTGATTGGTTCTAGCATTTACTTCACTAGCATATCCCTGAGCTTCAGCTAATGATGTTTGAGCTTCTGATATATATTTAGAACCAGCGTCTCCATATCCTCTTGCTGTTGATATATAACCATTAGCAAGTTCTATATCTTCAGCATCAACTTGAGCATTTGCTAGGTCAACTTCTGGATTAATTAAATCAAATTCAACATTTGCTAGAGCGACAGCAGTATTGACCCTACCAAGAGCTGTGGTAATAGCAGCTACCGCAGTATCTATGCTATTATCAACTGATGTAGCAGCTTCAGCCAATTCAGAAACAGCGCTGTCAACTTGAGTATTTATTAAATCAGCTATAGCTAAACATTCATCAACCTCAGCATTTATAGCTGTTAATGCTGTTGTTATATCTGCATTAGAGCTTTTATTTCCCAATACATTTTGTAAAGATTTTATAGCTCCATATAAAGCAACTAAATGCTCTGCTTCATCAGGAAACCTTGCTATTGCACTATCACCAAAAGCAACAGCTGGATATTGAACTTCTGAATATTTACAAGAACCGCCATCTGGAAGTACATCTAATGTATTATTTTTAATAAAATATACTGGGTCTGTAATAGATGCATATAACATATCATCAGGGTCTTTTGCTTTATCAGCTAATGGCGCTGGAATTCTTCTACATGGTTGATTTATGTCGCCATCATTCCTAGTAACAAACAAAATACTTCCAGTATTTAAGGTATCTGCTGTACCAGATGTAAATGTTTGTTCAGATGCGCATAATGCTTGTAGCCTATTTGGTAATACATTAATAATTTCTTTTGCACCGTCTGTTAGAAATTGAGTTAATTCAGTTTGCGTAGGTGCACTACTACCATCTATTGCAAGACTTGTTAATCCTTCTACTTGTGCTTCAAATGTTGCCATTATACACTCGCTATAAATAATTCAACATTAACAGCATTAGTTCCAGAGTCAACTAATATCTTAGATAAATCTTCAAATCCACTAAAAGCTGGAGACGTATCTGTTTCTCCTAACATAAAATCATCAGGCGTTCCAAACATTAAACTTTTTCCCGCCTCAACAACAAACTGAGCATTGTCGCTTGCTCCAACAAGGGCAACATTGACAGAGTTACTACTATCTAAATTTGTTAATCTTATATATCTTACATCATTAACATCAAAAGCCCCAGTTGATGTACTCACCGCGGCTGCAAATGTAGCAATTGTTGTATCTCCATTTGCTGGAACAGTAACAATTCTTTTATAAATCTCATCAACACTTGCAATCTCAAATGTTCTCTTAGAGCCATAATCTTGATTATCAAGTATTATATCTTCTTGTATTTTTACTTTAAGAGTAGCCATTATAGTCTACCTTTTATATTTCTTTTTTTTATTTTTATTTTTCTTAGGTGGTCTACCACGCTTAGAACCATATGTTCCTTTACCCTTTGGCATATCTACTCCTATTATCCTTTAATTTACTATCCCAAAATTTTGCACTCTTTTTCGCTCTATCTTTTTTAATCTTATCTATATGGCTATCCATTGTAGTAGTTGAAAACTCTATATCAGTTCTTTTACCCACCTCACTCATCATATAAAGATTAGTTGTATATGCAGGCTCTGACGCTCTTTTGCCACAAGTTCTGCAATAAAACCAATTTTCTGAATTATCTTTTTTACAATGTTGACAATGCATTACGAATCATGTATTATAACGGTCATAATTCTACCATCCCTCATTTGGACGCTATGAATAGAACGTATTGTTTTACTATCATCAACACTTTGTATATAGTCATTTACTTCTTTAGCATAAGAACCCGATACTGAATCAGCGTTAGGGCTTATTGTGTTGATTATTACTTTTGTCGTTACATTAAAATTTGCCATATTTATCCTTATGGATTTCGGGGGCTACCTTTTATTGATAACCCCCACAGTTCCATTAACTGTTATCTTTATTTATTCAGATTAAGATGTGGTTACAGCGCCATCTTTACCAGACTGTCCAGTAAGATACCACTCTCCGTCATAGGCTGAGAATTCTAGATAATCACCCTTTAACGCAGATGTTCCCCAAATAACATTGGATACACCTGTTGCGCCATCAGCACTTGAGCCTGGGCCATCATCACCAGTATCAACCTCAGTTTCATTAACCTTACCAAAAATAATCGCACTTCCAGCTGCAATTGTTATTGCATTACTAGGGGTATTTTCATTAACCCAGAATTTGTAATAAATTCCGTCTTTAATGTCTGCACCCGTAGGCAAAGTTATCGAGTATGCACCGCCCGAAGACTCAACATACATAACTTTACCACTATCTTTTTCAGTAAGCGTAATAGCTGCTGTAAGAAGTTGCGCTTTATTTTTGAAAGAACCAGTTGCGCCACTATTTTCATTAAGATAATCTTGTCTCATTATTAGACTCCTTCTAAGTTGATCAAGTAATGAGTTTCAGGAAGTGAAACTTCAAGACCTGCTTCTGTTAGAATCATATCTTTACGCAAATCTTCATCAGCACTTTGTACGTTACTTACCACGTGTGTGTCACGATTTACACCGTTACCAACAAGAGGTCTGTAAGCCACGTGATCAAGGTCAACAAGCTGTAAAAAGCCTGATGCAAAACCACGGAACAAAGGTTCTTTAACAAGATTCATTGTACCATGAATGGTTTCAATAGCCATCATTTTATGACCATATGCACCATCTTTGGCTTGAATATTGTAACGAAGATTAGATACATCATTAACACCAGTTGATGTTCCATCAACCAATGTTCTATTCATGAATGCATCTGCACCAAGTTTGTTAAAGAAAGTGATCACAGGTAGACTTGCTAGTGCAAGTTTTGAATCTGTGCCACCACGAGCTGGGTCGTAAACTACTTCGAAATCAGCAAGTAAGCGATCGTATGTTAATTCAGTGGTAGCCGAACTACGAAAGTAGGGCGCTCCAGATGAATAAGAAAGAGCGGAATCATCAACTACTGATGTTCCATTCTTAATAACATGTCCGCAAATACCTTCTGTGTATTGAATACCACCAGTGCTTGCGCGCTGACCAAAGAGCATAGCTCTTTCAATATCAACTTTATGCTCACGTAGTTTGTTATTCCAAACACGTTGCCATTCATCAGCGTATCCACGATAATGAGTAGCTCTTGCTGTATTTGACATTTCACACGCAGTTTTGAAGATCTGGGTATATCCATAATCTGTGTCAAGTTCTTCTGACCATACATCAGGTGAACCTGTTCCTTCTGCGAAAGAAGTACCTATTACAGTACACTTAGCGTTATCTGCTCCAGTTTCTGCACCGTCAATTGCAGAAATTGTCTTGCCTTGAAAAGTTGTAGTGCTTCCAGCGTCAACAGGAGCTGATTCACACCGAACAATAATTGATTCGGGAGAATTGCTTTCTGTATAATCTACTACAAACACCATTCCTTTTACAAGCCAATCAACAGATGCACCGCCTGAGGTGTCTACTGTATAGGACAAGGAAGAACCTGCCGCTGGTATACTATGAGAACCCGCAAGTAAAAAACTGCGGTCTGTCATAGAAACCTTTGTTCGGTCTTCCAAGAATCGGAATTGTGGGTCATCCGTAGGGACTTTAGCTACCTTGGAAAGGTATACGAAGAATGGAGATTCATCGGGAGCTAAGTCGGCCACACGGTCACTAAAGTTGAATAATCTCCTTGTGTGATAGCCTGAAGCTGCCGCACCTGGAGTAGCAACATTAGTGATACCCTGGTTAATAGTTGCCATTTAAAAACTCCTTAAGTTTTTTATATTCTGTTTTTGTTTGACGCATTCATAATGCCTGACCAAACATCATCAATCTCGCTTGGTTTCTCGGGAGCCGCACCTTGTACAATGCCTGCCGTAGGAGCTATATTTTGGCTTTTTTGAACTGCTTCCATATTCTGGGTAGCTTGTTCATTCGTACTTCCACGATGTTTTCTATAAACATCTATCAGAACTTCCAAAGGAACTTCATCTCTTGGATTAGTAGCGAATTGTAAAAAGTCATTAACATGCTCTGGGTCTTGCATACCATACTTTGTTTCTAGTTCCCGCCTAACATTATTTAACGCCATCTGCTCACGTATGCCTGATAACTGTTCGTTAACGGCCTCACTTACGAGAGCACGTTCCTGCCCAACCCTCATTTCATATGAAGGTGAACCAGGTTTGTAGTAAGCTTCCCACGGATCAAAAGAATCTTCGTCAACTTGACTATTAGACCTTTGTTGCTGTGGTTCACTTGCTTGGCCACTAAGTTGGTGTCTCATTGCATCTACTACATCAGGTCTCTGTTTTAAAACATTACCTAACTGTTCATACTTGCGAAGATCCTCCACTTCCTTATTGAGTCTTTCGTACTCAGCAGCTTTTTTATCATACATAGATTGAAACTTCTTAGCTTCATCTTGCTCCACTGGAGCTTCGTATCCTTCCTGCTGAGGTCTTTCGTCAACAATTGGCGGTAAAGCTTCGCCTTCGACTTGCTCTATTACTGTAGCCTCTCCGTGTTCGGTATTTTCCATTTTATTTCCTCGATTTCTTTTGTTTTATGGCTTCACCTTTATGATGTCCAACAAAAGCAGAACCGTGTAATGTCCCTACACTTTTTTTCTGTCTTTGCTAGCTTTCAAAACGTCTTCTTCGGCATTTATTACTCTTTCTAACTTATCTAGATTTACCTTAGTTTTAAACTTACTATCGGTCAGAACCTCTTTAAGTTGTGATTTAAATTTCTGAGCTTCAACTTGCTTTTTAGCATTAACGTTTTCACGTTCAGCAGTTTGTAGGTCGCCTTTAAGTTTTTTAACCTGTTCTTGTAATTGCTGTACCATGCCTTGCATTTGAGCCATTTGCCCTTTACGTTTTAAAACGCCTTCTTTGTCAAAGATTTCAGTTTTCTTTAAAACCTCGACATCGTCTACCAGTCCCAACTTAAATGCTTCCAAATACATATTGTATTCAGCCATCCTATTAGATGGTAAAGTTGATCCTGATATTATTCTCACGTCGTAGTTACCTATAGTAATATCATTATGTATAGCTCCTACTTCTTGAGATTTATCATCATACATTTGATTGATTGTAAATTCTGTCAAATCATTATTTGGTTGTACGATTCTAAATGTTTTTTGATAATCATAATGACCTTTAGCTAAGTTATATAAACATTTGCCAAGTCTATTAAGACTACTCTCAATATCCCTAAGTTTTGCCTTTCCACGTGTTTCGCCCATCTCAGATAGCATAGATGTTCCACGTACAGTTTCTGGCGCAGCTTCTTTAAATCCTTGAAGCAATTCAGGAATACCAAGACTTAAATCTATATAATGCTCTATTCTCCCTATTAAATTATAAAACTCCGAAGATAGTGATTGTGGGGCAGGGAAATGCGGTGCACCGAACTCTGGGTTATATGGTATTACTGCATTGGGATTTGCCCAATCCTGTTCCAACTGCCCCAAATCATCTACGCTCCCCTCTGGAACTAATAACTTAAGTCCAGCAGAGGCCTGAGCGTGGGATAGAGTGAGAGAGAAAAGCTTATTTAATAATCTTTGAGAGTCTTTTATTTTACTTATATCTGATTTTGGATATGGTGTGCCAGTCCAAATATTAGGAACTGGAACGATAGGGTATATATCAGTATTAAGTATACTCTCATATAATAAAACGTCTCCTACTGTTGCGGAGATCTTTATCCTTGTTTGCGGTACTTGTACTATTTCAACTAAGCCCGCTTCTAATAATAATGAATTCTTTTCAATAAACTGATTATATTGCTCATCATTTAATATAGCTTCAGAACCATTCTCTTTGTTAAATACACGATAGAAAGGAACCTTTATCTTAGTAAACCTTTCAAGTATTCTATATCTATCTAATCTATGATGGTCTCTGTCGTGAACAATATCTGGGGTAAAGGATACGGAACTATTTCTTCTAGTAGATGCTGGATAATCCTCTTCTTGAGAATAAGTCTCAATATCACTTAGGTGTTCTTCTACCTTAGGGTATAAATTTATTATTTGGTCTTCTGTTAATATAGTGGATAGAATAACACCTGAAGCATCTTCAAAATGTCTATTGCGTGATGCTGGGTCTACATATACACGAAATGGATCAAGGTATGTAAACTTCACTTCCCCACGACCATAATCAGCTTCTGGGTCTATATATGCATAAAAATATCCAATACCTGCGGTTGCATAATCGTGAACTGCTTGTTTAAATTGAGTGTCTCCATCTGAAATATCCCATATATATTCCAAAAGAGTTCGCCAAACAAGAGCCAATCTACTATCTGAATCTTCTCTACCTACTGCACTAAATTTAGGAGACCGTGATGTTAACAGTGATTTTAGTTTTTCAACAGCTGCGTAAACACGGTCAATAACAAAATCACCTTGACCAACTGCTCTTAACGCTTCTGACTCTTCTTGGCTATAATGATTACCTAGGAAGAAATCTATAGAATCTCTTGCTTCGGTATCCCAATTTACTCTAGAGTCACGCCAAGACTGCCAAAGCTGTTTATTAACTTCAGAGTGATCGACTTGCGTACTCTCAAGTTCCCTTATACTAGAAATAATCTACCCCATTAATTAGTTGTATACGCACATAATATAATACCAAAAATCTCTTAACGCAAGAAATTTTTTAAATTCTTTGTCCTGTCATCCATGAAACTACCTTTCTTTTAATAGATGCCTTATCTTTTCTTTCCATCATTTCGTCAAATTTTTCAGCATCAAATTTCATACTAGATGGTGGACGAGCATTATTAATGGCATACCAAAGACCGTCCAAAACATCATCATTCCTACCTTTTGGAAATTGAAACATCTCATCTACTAATTCTGTTTGCTTTCTTTTTATAAATAACTTACGCCTATTCACTATAGGACATAATAAAGACTCTAGTCTATCTTCTTTTTTAATTTGAGTTGGTGGTCTAACGCCCAATGCTATACCTGGTGCTATCTTTCTATCACTAGCTGCCATCTTATTAACAGCATCTTTTATAATTCCCTGAGCGCCAACATGCTCTACATTTGCCCTCTTAACAGGCGAATATTCTTTAGCGTATTCTATTATTTTTTCAGGCATTTCATATAAAGGAATATGCTCTCTCATGTAGTCAATGACATAAAAGTTTCTATCGCTATCTATTCCAATAACCATTACCACTTGATAATCGCTTCCTTCATTTGCTTCATAAGCTAGGTCAACCCCGATATAAACATTAACTGGTATTGCATCTTCATTATTAATTAGATAGGCAAAGTTATTTTTAGATACAAACTCGTGATCATAGAATTCCAACCTATTTGTCTTAAACTTAGCATTTTCTAAATCCCTAGCTTCATTGAGATATTCCTGTGCAAACTTATGCACCAACCCAACATCTTCAAATCTTCTTCTAATATCTTCTAATTTAGACTTTGAAAAGTACGAAGGCCAAAGAACATTACCATCTGAATCAATAGCCTTATGATACATAACATCCCAAGCATATTTTCTCTTATCTCTTTTAGCTTCTAAATACCCATCATATATACTCTGTAAAAAAGAATCAAAGTGAACAATGGTTCCAATCAACCAAACCGAACCCTCATTATCAGCAGAGTTTTCCAAAGCTGGTTCCACTGTTGACATAACCCATTCTTTTATCTCTCTTCTTCTATCTGGGGTCTTTGTATTTAATTCTGATTCAAAGTCATCAAGAATGATCTTGGTATATCTTAGTCCTAATTGAGACCTACCACGCAATCTTTGAGACGTACCCTTAGCTATAACTCTATCGCCTTTACTTGTCGTAAATTCTTTTTCAGTCCATTTAGAGCCCCTAAGGTCTCCAAAATAATAATTAAGAGCTGGGTTTACTTCTATATGATTTTGTATATATTTTATATGGTCTATAGCTTGAGATTGTTCCTCAGCTACCCAAGCTATAAATTCTTTCTTACCCTCTGGATTGAAGTATAAATGATACATCAAAGCAGCTTTAGCTAATGTAGATTTGGAATGACCTCTGGGTAATATGATACAACAACGCTTTCTATCATTATTCAATAAGAGATCATTTAATTCATAATGGTAGGGCGCAGGGGAAGACTTCATAAAATCCTCAGGCATAAATAGCTGCCCAAAAGCTATTAGGTCTTTTCTAGCTAATTCAAGCACACGTTCCTTCTCAGATACGTTATGCTTATTTATGTTGACATTCTTCTTTTCTTTGCTCTTTTTGATAACCAATCCTGTTCAGGAACTAATTCAAAAACCTTATTATATTGCATAAGAGCAGGCCCGATGATGTACATCCATGCTTCTTGCTCATCGCCACTATCATTGTAGACCTGAACTCTTCTTCTCTCATAAAGACCTGTATCTACACTTTCGTATTTATCATATCCATGCAGATCTGTATAATCAACATCTATTACCTCAACAACCGCTTCCTTTGCATTTCTATCCATAAGAGCAGCTGGGTATTCATGATGTCCTGGGAACACTATTTGATAACCATCAACCTTCCAAGTATCACGGTCACCATTTCTAAGTGTGCCATATACAGCTAATTTATCAGTCTTCATCTGCATTTACAAATCTTGTATGTGATATATCGTCAGAATAATAATCTTTAACATCGATAAAGTACCCACTATCTGGATATGTATTCTGATTAATAAGCTTACTACTTTCATAATATAGCTCGTATATATCGTTTGCTATATTTTCACGATCAGTATCTTTATCAAAGTCAAGACCACCTTCTGATGCATCATTAAGAACTTGCATGCATATTTCGAAAAGGTTCATTAGACCTCTTTTTCTCTTTTTCCGCTCGCTATTTTCTTTACATTGTTTCCACCGATAGCATCGAGTTGCTCAGGTGAGAATCCCTGAAATACAGTAACAGACTCCGAGCGCTTCTCTGTATCTTTCATTCCAGCTATAGTAACCAACTCTCTTAATAAAGAGACCTTATCACTATCTTTAGACTCATCTGACTCAATGATACCCTTCATTTTTTCTAAGATATACAGAGGTGTTATCTCTGCTTCATTCATTATCTTATCTATTTCTTCCCTGATCAAATTTCTTATCCTTTTTGTATTCATTAGAATCTGAGATTCTTGTTTTGCGTAGTCCCTACTTTGAGTTGGATATACCTTAAGAAAGGCATCCACCATATCGTCTCCCTTCGCAACGTACTTAGCAAAGAGAAATTCTCTTTTCGTAGGCTTCTCTCTATCTCTTCTTATCTCATAAGCTGTCTTATCACCCTTACCTAATGTATATATATTCTTTCTAAGTTCACCTTCTATCTTAATATTTTTCCTACAAACAAAAGAACCTATAGCTGTTCTAATATAGTTACTATATGTCTTACCTGCTTTATTATTTCTTAATACACCCCTCTTTAAGACTTGACATACTTGACCGTCATCTGTAAGAACCCAATCTTTCTCATGACCTTCTCTCCAATCCTTAACAAGATCGGTGTAGGGATGGGTACTGCGAAAATCAGCTTGATCAGCATAAACAATGTGATCCACTCCATTTATAGTCCTTTTCTTCAATTTCCGTTAATTGTCTTACCTTCAACCACCGTAACACCATTTACTATTTGGTGAATAGTGACATTGAAGTTTCCATTCTTATGGAAATGCACTAAAGCAAAAGCATGTTGCCAATTATGCTGCCTATTCCCTAGCCATTCATTTGCTTCAGCCGTCATGTCTTTTAAGCACCCTATTGACCAAGCCGATTTGACCCCATCAATGTGCGTAACAGAGCTTTGCTGAATATCATGATGATGCCCATACATAACATTACCCCCGAGCCTAAGAAGATGATTCCTAGTGTGATTAATTCCAGCAAAATGATGCCCGTGGTAAAAATTAAGCTTACCAATTTTAAGCATCTTTCCGATTTTATGGTACTTGTAACCACGGTCTTTAAGATTAAGCGCATTCTTAACGAGGAATTCCTTAGCCAAGAAAGGATTTTCCTCAACGAATCTGTTAAGCCAGTCATCATGATTTCCCTCACAAAAGTGTCTTTCTTTAGTTCCTGCTTTATCTAGAGCCTTATCAATAATATCCATTCCTTTATTAACTGCTTCTATTTCATCATGTACAAAAGGAAGTTGATATTCCAAAGGCGGTCTCTTTTTCTTTTTCCATTGCCAATGAGATACACTTTCCCACTCGCCAGTGTCGCCAAGGTCTACATATATATCAGGCTTTACAAGCTCGATAGCTTTACATACTACCTTTATAGCGGGTTTATCCTCAAATGGAAAATGCTTATCAGGTGTTACGATAGCCTTCTTTATTCTCATGACACCTCCTTAATGACCCTAATAAGTAATATTAAGACCAAAGCTTCCATCCAATAGAAAAATCTTTTAATTATTTTCCCCATTTTCTTTCCAATAATATTCTTGCCATAACAGAATAATTACCAATATCTATGAATGAATCAATAACTGACTCATTCTCAGGTTCTTTATTCTTTTTAACTACAAGGTTTATTAATCTATTTATTTTATCATTCATCCTGACTATTATACCCATAAGACTCATACGAATCTCTTCTTCTGTCTCTAACATAGTTCCCATGGCTATATTACCAGGCCCATAATCATTCTGCTTCTTAGCGAATAACTCATACATTTCCTCAAGAACACTGCGAAACTCTGTAGTGCTCTGTGGGAAATCCCTCTCACATTGGTCTATTATGAGCTTTTTGCTTTTTTCCATACAAACTCTCCTACTCCAAGTTGTAAAAATCCATTTGATATAGCATCTATCAAACTCTCATCGTGGTCGCTAAACCCAGCATTCATCAGTATCACATGAACTATTTCATGCAATAAGGTCTCATGCTTTCTAGTATTAGCCATATCACTATCTAATGAGATAGTATTTAATTTAGGGTCATGTAAACCCAAAAGGTCTTTCCCATCCTTTGTTTGATCACGCATCTCTACTATGTCATAATCATGTCCACCTATTACTAACTTCATTCTCTCTCCTTTTTTTACCATGAGGGAACCTTCTCTCGCATAACATATGCTTTTACAGGAAGATCCTTTTTTCTCACAGTATCTATTATTTTAACAGCTTTACGAAACTCTTTTCGAAATTGTCGCTTCTCTTCTTTGTCTTTCATCCGTTATTCCTGGTATCACAAATTCATCAAAATAAGTACATCCTTTCTCAACTATACAGTCTTTCCCAGCTAATTCCGAGTCTACTATGTGAATCACTCTATCATCCACTTCCTTCACTACGCACCCCAAGCATTTGCCAACATTCCAATTAGCACAATAGTCTCTTGCAATGTTTCGTAATTTGCCCATATACTGAGACATAATATACGAATCACATGTCTTTAATACAAGATAAAATTTATTTTACCTTCGTTTTTTAAAAAAAATACTTGTGATAAGCGAATATAGTTTGTATATTACAGGGCAGGAAAACCCGAAGTACATATATAACTTATATACTTATAAAAGAAAGAAATATATTACTAACGTAATATAAAAAGAAAGAAAGTCAAATGAATGGAAAAGGCGATAGGGATAGAACATCCAATATTAAAAGATATAAAGAAAATTATGATAAAATATTTGGGAATGCTTCTAATATTACTACAAAGCGACAGTCTAGACCTGGACATGGACAAATTATTCGAGAATGTGAAATGGATAGAAATACCAGAGGTAACTGAAAAAGTAGTATATGAGACAGAAAAGATAACAGCTACCGCAGGAGTACGTGGAAATGAAGCAGAACACGAGATATTAAATCACTTATATTATGTACAAAATAGCAAAATGGGCTTTAAATCGCCAAAACCGTTTAAAATCGATATAATACGGTAATATACCCGTAAAATGCTAGTTTTAGCCTTAAAACGGCAAAATATCGCCAAATAAAGCTATACACACACCCCACTTCAAACCCAATTTACAATATTTTTAAAAAAGACTTGTGTTAAAATAGCACAAATATGTATATTATATAAAGAAAAAAGGTTGAAAAATGTACGGAATAGTAGAAGAAAGAGAAAATGAGACTTGGTACATGATAAGAGGTAAAGCCTTCACTCCCAAAATAAATGAGGATTACCCTATACAAACCTTTGTAGCGAGAAAAGAAGCAGAAAATGCTATATATTGGCTAAAATACGGTAAATCAGTCGATATTAGAGAATTCAAGATCATAAAAGTAAAGAATAGAGAAATAGCCCCATACTGATATACACTCAGTAAAAGTTAGAAAATTGGCTTACAATGTGTGTGAGTCTATATTGCGCGGTTGGGGGGGCGGCATCTCCTAAATGGGTTCTCCTAATTAGGTTGAAAAACCCGTTTTAGTTCTCCAATGGTTAACTCCTGGCCTCTATCTCCTGTATTAATTATTGCGAATGAGTCTCAATCTCATCAAATCACAATAACTTATTATTGAGACTGAGTCTCATTATCATCGAACCAGACAATAACACACCTGGCTGATGTAACTCCTAAATATTAACTACATATATAACTTGCATAGGCCATATAAATTCGTAATTTAAGGCATGAAAAATGCACCTAAAACTGACAACTTGGTTATTGAGACTGAATCTCAAAAAGCCATTTCGGAGCTAGGTGTAACTACTAATAACAAAAACGATACTCATAAAGGAGAATCACACATCATGAAGCTAACCATGAAACAAGCTAGGGCAATCGCTCAAAATCAAGTTGGAGATCAAATCAATACTATGACAAATGAAGAGATCGCCGTACATGTAACTAATGAAACTGGATTAGATGTATCTACTCCACGAACTAACAAGATGGATAATGCACCGCAACCCATAAAGGACGCATGGGAAGCATTCCAAGCAGCATTAACTCCTGAACTTATGGACAAATGGAATGAGACTTTGGAAGCTCTTGGAACATCTGTTACAGAAGTTCAACCTAACTGTAAAAAGTAACCTGATCCGAATAAAAGATAGGGAGATACGTTCTCCCTATTTTTTTATTCACTTAGTATTAAACAATTAAATATATAGTATGGTTTTAAATTATTGTCTGTGCGAAAATTTCAAAGTTAAATATTGGAGTTAAAATTATGAAGCAAGAATATAACAGTAAATATACGCCTATTAATAAATACTTGGGAACTGCTGATGTAGATAGTAGAGGTGTAGTAAAGGCTATTATCTCCAGGCCTTTTAAGGGAGGATTTAATTTAGAGCTGCAAGGTACTGATTTTGATTATAGTATACCTCTACCTACCTTAGAGGTAATATTTAAGATATTAAGAGGCCCTTATAGAAGAGCCATAGGAGATGGAAAAGATTTTGAGATACATGATAGAGATAAAAAGATATCTGTTAAATATGGGGAGTTATATAAAATACTTAATTTAGAAGAGAAGGCACGCCAACTGGAGTTAGATGAGAAGAGGATAAGGAGAGCCAGAAGGAAATTTGGCCCAACGCCAACCAGGAGTAGAAAGAAAATAGAGCCTAAGGTTCTCCATCCTCGTGAAAAAACATGGTAATAGGAGTTAATAGTTATCGTCTGGTTTTTTTTAATTGTATATAAAAAAGGAGTAAGTAAAAATGAGGAATCTATTAAGAGATATATTAGATTACTTTAGCCATAATAAAGATAATGATAAAGTAGGAGTTATTATATTGGAGAGTGATCAACTTAAAACATTAGAAGAGACTGGTTATTTAGTAATAGAAAGTGATGTAGTAGGTGCAGATAGTAGTTGGGTGATTCATGAGGATGAAATAACTATAATAGATAGATCAGAGCTGTAGTAGAGATAAATTATGGAACAGCATCCTAAACTAATCAAGTCCAAGCACAACATTACTAGAGTTAATGAAGTTCTCCAGGGCAAGTTATCGTGATTGGATAAATTTCAAGATAAATAATAATTATTGTCTGTTTTTAAAAAAAAAGGGAAAAACAAAATGCGAAATCTGAATAATAATTATGGAGAAATTCATTCACTCCTTTCTGAAGGAGAATGTTATACAATTGGAACTAACGATGGAAAAGAATTTAGGAGAGTAGTTTATAAAGGAACTAAACTCTTAAATGGAAAACCTATGATGGTGTTTAAAACTGAAGATAATAGTAGATTAACAGTTAATCCATCATTTCACACTTTCACAATAGAAGAACATAAGGAGTTAGAAAATGAAAGATAGTGATATATTAAGAGATGGTAAGGATGTAGTTAAGCCTATACCTCTATTTGCTGATGCAGATGACATATTCCAGGCTAGAGATATGGCTTTGGATATAATTGATCGTATTAATCCTGCAGATAGAATTGCTGCTCTTACAGCTTTCTATATACTTTGGAATACATTAGCACTTAAGTATAAAATAGAGGAGAAATGATGAAAGAGATATTACACCACTTATTAGGCTCATGTGGAGAGCATCACTTTAGTCTAATGACATTGTTATATTTAGGAATAGGTCTTAAATTTAAGGATTTATTTTTATTAATAATAGATGGAGTAAGAGATGTCTTTAATTGGAGATAAGGCTTATATCTTAGGAACTTCTAGAGTTTACTCATGGAGGGAGTCAGAAAATAGTGCATCATTACATAACTACTGTAATGACTTTACAACATCCTTAAGAGATATTGCTACTCACCCAGAAGATCAAGAGAAAGTAAATAATGTTTCTACAGGTCTTGATGCTGTTACTCGTAAGGGAGCTGGTAGAGCTGGAGTTATTGAATATGTAGCTAATATTGAGATTGGAAATATAATGATTCCAAATATAATTCTAAGGTCTATTGAAGATAACGATATAATGTTTGCTACTAGGATAGAAGATATTATGCTCCTAGTTCCTCGGCCAGGTGTAAATTCTATCTACAAAAGAACTGAATTTGAAGATGGAACTGGAGAGATGATCATAGAGTATAATTTTATGATAACAGATGGTTGTGCAGATACATATGGTAGACTTAATTTTGGTCTACAAGGTAATTTCATGCGAGGTCATTCCAAGTATTATAATGATATTGATTATTTAGGAGATTATAGTTATATAGATAGATTTAGTGATATGACCTATTATAAGACCAATAATAGATTTATAAATAGGTACCTAGATATAATTGATACTAAATACGAGTTTGGAACTCCAAAAGGAGATATGCAAATAGATTGTTATGATGATTTTGGAGATATTCCAATTGGAGTAATTCAATATATAGAAAATTGTTATAGAAATTGTCATAAAGCTATAATGAGTAATAGATATAATTGTCATACTTGTGGAGTAGCTACTAATAAGCATAATTATTCAAAAGTTAATTACTATAAAGATGTCTATTATTGTGGTAGTTGTGCCGTTTCTACTGAGAGAGAATGTAATTTTTGCAACAATAGTAGATTTATGAGGCATTTCGCAGGAGATATATTTGAGGGAGATAGATTTACTGCAGTTAAAAAATTATTATTAAAAACTGGAGTTACTGATGTATGTAATAACTGTTTAGACCATATATTCTTATCGTGTAATAGATGTAATAATACCTCTATTATAAATTTAGAGGAAGCTCTTAGACAGGGCTGGGATTATATAACTTCAGCATATGATGAGTTAATTCATGATTGCGATAGATATAATGGAATGATTCTATGCACTACCTGCTATGATACAACTCTAGGGCAAAGTATAGCTACACCAGTTAACGGCTTTGATATTATAGAAGATATTTTTCCCTTTACAACCAATACGCATAATATTAATAGATATGTAAGTGTAGAGAGTGAAATTATGACCTACCATGACTTTCATGAAGATGTACACCCAGAAGATGAAGTATGGGCTCCAAGAAATTGGAGAGTTGTAAATGATGCTTCCCTAAATGATGGTGGAGTAGAATTTAAGAATATAAGGCCAGTTAGAGGTGATTATATAGAGGTTGGTTTACTTCAACTTGAAAATGCCTCCAAAGATCAAGACTTTTGGGTAGATAGTAGCTGCGGTATTCATGTACATATGGATGCTAGAGATTTTAAATGGAGAGAACTAAGAAGCCTACTAATGATAATAAACTGTGTAGAAGCTCCAATTATTCAATCTCTACCAGAAATTAGAAGAGATAGTAAGTATTGTAAAGTAATAGATAAGGACTATGGTAGTTCACTAGGTAATGAACATATATATAAATCTATAAATAATTTAAGAGAATTAGTTAACTTCTCCTATAGGGAGTTATCTAATGTTGATCCTGGAGAAGATAGGTACAACGGCTCTAGATATAGAGGTACCAATATACACTCCAGGTTCTTTCATGGAACAATAGAATTTAGGTATCATGAAGGTTCTATATCTGCAGCTCCTGTAATGAGTTGGATTCATTTATGTAATAGAATAATGGTAGCTGCAAAGAACTTGGAGCGTAATGATAAGAAATGGAAAAGAATTAAGGACATGGTCTTAAGAGATGAACATGGACTTGATGTAATAAAAAATATAGGGGGCAAATCTGCTCTAAAATATATTGAAGATAAAATAAAAAGCTACGAATAGTAGCATAACTAAAAGGAGATAATATGTGTGGAATATTTGGCTTCGCTAAGAAGCATAATAGCCAAAATGACAGACAGATAGATATTCTTAGGAATGTCCTAACTAATCTAGCTGATGAATCTTCTGTAAGAGGTAAAGATAGTACTGGGTTTGCAGTTATGACTCCAAATACTAGAAAGACTTACAAGTCTCTATCTGACTCTTCCACTTTAGTCCATTCTAAAGAATGGGATAACCTCTTAGGGGATGTTAGTAGAGATACAACTATAGTAATAGGTCATGTCAGACTAGCTACACATGGAGTTATTAATATAAGGAATACACACCCTTTTACCATAGGTGAAGTTGTAGGAGCTCATAATGGAGTTATCTATAATTACAATAAGATAGCAAACTCTATGGGTAAGGATGTACAAGTGGATTCGGAGGTGATATTTGCATCTCTTAATAGGAATAAGATGGAAGATGCATTTACGGATATAGATGGAGACTTTGCAGTTACCTGGGTAAAGGATAGCAACAAAGTAATACACCTAGCTAGAGAAGATAATAGACCAATGTGTGTAGCTTATTGGAAGAGAGCTAAGATTTTATTCTGGGCATCTACTGAAAAAATAATGGAACAAGCACTTAAGAGATCTGGTCTTAATATATCTATGCAAGAAGTGGTAGCAGATAAGATATTTACATTTGATACAGATAAATTCGATAGTAAGCCATACTATGAAGATGTGGATTTCTATTCAGTAAGTCAATACTCATCTTATAATAAGTACGGTGTATATGGAGCATATAACGGCTCTACTTCAACTGGATGTACAGATAGTAGTTCTAATTACATACAAGGCTATGATGATTACTGTGTTGGCTGTGGAGATGTTGAGTATAAAGATGATATGTGTTATAGCTGCTGGAAAGCAGATAATGAATACTCTACTCCAGAACATAGAATTGATGAAAAAGGAGTTGTTGTAAGTGACTGTGAGTATTGTGAGAAGGAATATACCGCTTCTGAATTAAAATGGACATACGATAAGTTTTGCTATGTATGTACCAGCTGTATAGATGGAGGTGAAGTAGTAAAGTGTGGTTGGTGTGATGAGTATGTAGATGAAGATGATATGACCACCTGCTCTGGCTTTGGAGTATGTATAGATTGCGAACCTCATGCTAAAGAAACACTATTAGGAGGTAATAATGTCAAAAAAGAAAGTCCTACTCTTAGGATTACCGAATCCTGTTCGCTTTAAGTCTAAGAAGTATGTAATAGAGACTTTGTATAAGAGAGCTAAGAAAAATCCCTTTCTCTCTGAGCATAGTTATGAACAATATTTAGAGTTCTTAAAAGATCAAATAGAGCAACTTGGCGGTAAGAAAATAGATAAAGATGTTAATAGTAGTAACATAGAGGATGAATTGTATAGATGCTTAAAAGATATTGGCTGGATAAGAGTTTTTAATAGCCTACTAATAGGTGTGATGAGCACCTATACTGGCATTTCATAGGAGAGTATAATGAGTGAAGAGAGAAAACCTGTAGGTTTTACCTGTTGGCATTGTCATGATGAACACAATGATGTAGAAGAGAGTCATTCATCAGTAAATGGTAATATATGCTCTACATGCAATAATGATGAGTACCAAGTATGTGATGGATGTAGTGATAATGTCTATTGGGAGCATACCTCCTGTATACATGATAGTCATTATTGTGAAGATTGTTTTAATGATGTTGGATTTTGGTGCGAGGCTTGTGGAGATACTGCTTATTTTGAATACGCTTTTAGAGTTGGTGATGAATATTATTGCGAGTACTGCTATGAAAATCATGATGGCCCAGAAGTTGTAATGGAGAATAAACCAACTTCAATTACAGTTACCTCTAATCCAGATGAGCATTGTAAAGATAGGTTAGTAGGTATAGAAGCTGAATGTTTATATGTAGATACGGGGGATTTAGAACACCCAGAAAATTGGAGATTTACATCTGATGGTAGTATAAATAGAATAGAAGATCATGAAACTGTTGAGTGGGTATCTATACCATCTAATGGAGTTAATTTATATAAAACTATAAACAATCTTATAAATTGGTCTTATAAATATTATGGAAGAGTTAATAGGAGCTGTGGATTACATGTTCACATAGATGCCACCGATACTACCTGGAAAGATTTAGTATCAATAGCAATAGTAAATACATATGTAGAAAAATATATATATGAGATGATGCCTCCTAGCAGAAAAAATTCTAACTGGTGTAGACCTGTACCATTATCTCTAGATAGCCTTAGACGTATAGATAGCGAAGGTGATTTTATATCAGAATGGTATTCAGCAGCAGGTAGTAGTCCATCTACGGATAAGTACAATGATGCTAGATATACAGGATTAAATATACATGCTAGATACTATCTAGGAACTATAGAGTTTAGATATCACTCAGGAACTCTTAACAAAAGGAAGATAAGTAATTGGATTAGGATATGTCAATCTATAGTAGAGACTGGTATAAAATTATCAAGGGATGATGAGTGGGAGCATAGAGATTTCTTTCTCAAGGGTTCTGCGGATAGAAGTAGACTCTCTGTAATGCGTAGGATGATAGGTATAGATAGAGAAGTATTTGACTACATAGTAGAGAGAACTATCATGTTTTCAGATAATCCTCATATGCCTTATTGGGAGGAGTATCGTAACACAGCAAGAGAATACTTTAGTAATTAATGGAGGTTATTAATGGGAATATTTAAAAAGTTATTAGAAGAAAATACAGAAGAAGAAGTAATGGAGATAATTAGAAGGAGCAAACTAGTAGATAAGAACCAAGCAAAAAAAGTTAATAAATCTACAAAAAGTTCTTGTGTAAAAGCCCTTGAAGTTTGTATATTAAATGAAGATAGGGGGCCAAATAAATGCCATTAAAAGGTTTTAAATATCCTAATGGAGATAAGGTAAGTATAAAAGATATTCATAAGGGTAATGTAGATGTAGAGAAGATGGGAATAACTCTACCCACTTTAATACATATGTCGCAACAGAGAGATCCTGATAGGAAGCCATCTACAACAGAGTTATTAAGTGGTACATGCCAGGCTTACCTACAAAGAACAGAAGATTATTATATTAATCCACAAGGCAATGCTTTCTCGCTTGCAGGTACTCTACATCATTTAAAGTTAGAGACAGCAGCAGAAGATGTTAGCCATCTAAAATCAGAGCTAAAACTAGAAGAATTAGGAATAACAGGTATATTAGACCTATATGATTCCAAGGAAAAACATCTTATAGACTATAAAAATGTAGGCTCATATAAGATAGTACAATTATTAGGTATACAATATTATACAGACAATCATCCTACTGAAGTATATAGGAAAAGTGGAAAGTGGGGAAAGAGAGGAACTCCTAAACAGGTAAAGGTATTTTACAATGATCCTGAGAAGGCAGATTTTGGAGATTGGAAGTGGCAACTTAACTTCTATAGATACCTACTAGAACAAAATGGTTATCCCGTAGAAAAGATGTTTATACAAGCCACAGTTAGAGATGGTGGTGTGCAGGTAGCTACATCTAGAGGTGTTAATCAGAACATATATCTAGTAGAAGTTCCCTTGATACACGATGATCACCTATTAGAAAAATTTCTTACAAAGAGAGATGCACTATTACATGCATTAGAATTTAAAGAGTTACCAGATATGTGTAATGAAGAAGAGAGATGGGGAGGCAATAAGTGTAAAAGCTATTGCGACGTAAGAGATGTTTGTCCATATGTAAAAGAAGGTATAGTATGAGTGTAAAGAGAAATAAAAAACCTACTAATTTAAGGAAAGAAATCTCGATGTTAGACTTTAGAGTACTTCAATTAGAGATAGCATTAAGCAACTTGATGCATGTAGTAGCTAATCCAGAAGAGGAACTCAAGGGATTTAAAGATAAGTTAGAGTACGCTAGTACCTTAGCAGAAGAGGATGAGAGCTTATTCGAGATACTTTCACAAAGTGAAGGAGGAGAAGCATGAGTGATTACTCATTAGCTGACCTCATACCAAATGGTAGTATACCACTACCAGAAGTGATAATGAGTACACATAGTAATGTCTCTAATATAGATACACCTAAATCTTTCATTAAGAATAAGATGGGTGCTGACTATGTAGAGTTCTCTTATATGAGAGATGTTGCAGATAAGCATTATCCAGGTTGGAGTTGGCAAGTAATGAAAACTGAAACATTAGGCAGTGAAGCCTTTATGGTACATGGTAGATTAAAGTGGTTTGATGGAGGTATATGGAGAACTGGAGACTGTACAGCAGCACACAGGATACAGACTAGAAGAGAAGGAGGCGGATTCGTTGATATAGGTAATGACATAAAGGCAGCTAATACAGATTGTATTAAGAAGGCATTTAATATGTATCTTAATATAGCTGATGATGTCTATAGAAACAGAGTGGAAGATGTTACATTGACAGAACAAGATAGAGCTACTATCTCAGAAGCAATGGAAGGTCTTTCAGAGGAATGGAAAGCTAAGATAACTCGTAAGGTCGATAATGGTGAAGTAGAAAGAGGAGATGTTTCGAGGGTATTAGCTAGAATTGAAATAATAAAAGAAGAGGAGAATGAATGAGCATTTTCGCAACAGACGAAAAGTCTAAAAGTAACAGGGGATCTGTAGATTCTGTTCTTGGAGACATGTCTGGTGGTACATCATACTATGATCCACTACTAGATACAGGTGGAGAGAAATTACCAGAAGGTAGTTATTTCGCCCATGTCAAAGAGCTATCTATAAAGGAGAACGTTGTAGTTAAAGGAAAGTTTCTTTCTGATATATACAACTTAACCTTTGTTGTATCTGAGGAATCATCAGAACCTGGTTTCGCAGGTAGGGATGTTAAGTCTAAAGGTTTCTTTAGGTTTAAAGACCCTGATACTGATAAGTACCCAAACCTATCTTCTAATTCTGGTTCGAACAAAGGATATAAAGACCTATTAGATGGTCTTGGTATATCACCAGAAGAGAAAGAGGTGGATGGTAATAAGGTCTACTCACTTCCATTGCTATCTGCAGATCAAGCAGAAGGAGCGCCAGTTGTTATAAAGGTGGTTCATGATAAATGGACTAATAGAGATGGGGAGGAAGTAACAACACCGAAGGCTGTAACTGTCTTTAAATGGGCAGAAGGAAAGCGTAAGGTACTCGACCTTCCATTCTAAATGAAAATAACGAATAGCGAATATACTCTCATTATTGATTCTCTTGAAAATGAGAAACATGAGTCTAATTTCGCATCTAAACAGATAGATAATCTTCTAAGTAGATTAAGGAAAGAGTATAACGAAATAGCAGAACGTAATCTAGCTGAGGGTATGTCTCCAGAGGAAGAGGAGGTATACCCCAGTAGATTATATTCAGAGTATGGAGGAAAGCCTATTGGAGATCGAGAAGTGGAATGAGATAGAAAGGACATTTACAGATAAGTTTGGTTGGAAAGAAGGTTTAGCAATAATGATAAACACATCAAAAAAATACACCAGAGATAAATCTATATATGAACTATCTATTTCAGAAGATAATAGACTAATAAAGGATTTGAGAGAAATATATAACAAGGAGATGAAATGCCTAGAAAAAGAAAAAGCAAAACACAACGAATAATAACTTGGTTAAATGCAGGTAAAACAATACATCCTGTTAATGCTTGGAACAACTTTAAAGTAATGAGGTTAGCATCTATTATTCATTACCTAAGACACAGTAAGGGGATGGATATTATAACTGATAATTCCAAAGGATTCGCAAAGTACCGATTGATAAAATAGTGTTTGTTTCACACTTGGTTAGTGGTAGTAGCAAAGGTTGGGGGTGTACCTTTAAACACCCCAAAATTTAAAGGAGAATAAATGAAATTTCAAATAAGAATACCAAATAATGAAGAAGGTCAGATAGCTTTAGGACTAATAAAGAAGGGATTAAATAGAGATAAATACAAATTAAGGTTAAGAGCTAATGGCCCAAGAACTAAACATGCAGTAGCTAATGGATTGCATCCAAGGGCATATGACCAAGACCTACCAATGAAGTACGCTGAGTATATACGGATTTATATAGAAAACAAATGAAGCTACTAGACTTATTTAGTGGAGTAGGTGGATTCCATAAAGGCTTTGAAGAAGCAGGATATGAATTTGAATGGGTAGGATATTCAGAGATAGATAAGTATGCTAAGTCTGTTTATAGATATAACTATCCCAACGCTGAGGAGTTAGAAGATGTTACAACTATTCGACCCGAAAGAGATTTACCAGATAACATTGACATCCTTTCTGGAGGATTTCCATGCCAAGCATTTAGCGTGGCTGGAAGACGAAAAGGTTTTGATGACACCAGAGGTACTCTCTTTTTTGAAATCGCGAGGATTCTCAGATATTTCAGAGGAGTTGAAAAACCAATCCCTTACTTTGTACTCGAAAACGTTAAAGGTCTACTTAACCACGATCGTGGACGAACATTTGCTACGATCTACGGAATTCTTACCGACCTTGATTATACCGTTGAGTGTCAACTACTCAATACTCGCTGGTTTCTACCCCAAAATAGAGAGCGGATATATATTATCGGACATCTTGGAAGCAGAGGTGGAGCAGAAGTATTTCCTATCGGAAAAAGCTCTACGATACTTGGAGAGAGCAGAGGATCGGGGAAGGTCAGTAAAATTAGTACAACAATAACTGCTGATTATAGAAAAGGTGTTCATGCTAGTAATGAAACCTATGTAGTTACAGGTCTTAAACAAATAGGAACTGTAGGTAAAGACAGTGAAGCAACTAGGGTGTATGATATAACAGGTACTTCAAGAACCATAAAGAATGGTGGTGGTATGGGTTCTAAGACAGGATTGTATGAGGTCAAAGTACCAGAAGCAACCAAGAAAGGATATGCAGTAGCAGAAGAAGGAGATTCTATTAACTTAGCTGTGCCTAATAGTAAGACTAGGCGTGGAAGAGTTGGTAAGAAAGAAGCACAAACATTAGATACAGGTATGCAGCAATATACTATAGCTGAAAAGCCTACTAAATATAGGATACATGATAAGCAGGGAGGGGTTGTACATACCCAGGAAGCAATTTGTTCTACACTACCAGCTTCTAAGCAATATGGTACTAACTATTCAGCTTATGTTGAGAGTGGGCCACATATAAGAAGGCTAACTCCTTTGGAATGTGAGCGATTACAAGGCTTTCCAGACCTTTGGACTACTAAGGGTATAGATACTAATGGTAATGAGGTTAACATATCTGATACACAAAGATATAAACAGTTAGGTAACGCAGTTAGCGTACCTGTAGTAGCAGAGATAGCAAGGAGATTGAAGTAATGCCTATGTTATTCCATTGTCATGAGTGTGATCAGCCTACTAGTAACAGGATAGGGCTCTGTCATAATTGTATAGAGCAATCTAATACTGATGAAGATAAATATTTTGATAAGGATGGTGTAGTGCCTGATTGGAGAAAGATAACAATAAAAAATAAAAAGAGGAAAAGTAAATGAGATACTATTGGGAAGCATTATTCAGTGCAGAGTATTTTCCCTATTGGGAATTTACTATGTTAATGATGTTAGCACTTCAACTAAGTCATCTATGGAGAGTACATAGAATAGAAAGGGAAGTTAAAGAGCTTATAAGCTTATCTAATATGATAATAGATGAGATTGAAGAGTAATAAGAACTAAAGTTATGGTGGTCTATATTTTATTTGAATGAAGGAAAAATGATGTCAAATAATGGTTGGCCCCAAGGAGTTAATATTCCAAATAGACCACCTAGCTTTAAAAGGAGTAATATGAGTATATTTGAAACACAGTTATTAATCTTGTTAGAAAACTATGCAGTAATAAACATATATATATTTAGTGCAATGTGTTTAGTATTTATATTAATACATAGAAAGACTATGAAGGAAATAATTGGTGAAAAAAAAGAAATCTAAATTCACTAATAAAGATTTTGTTAAAGCAATAGCAGAACTAACAAGTCTAACAATGTCAAACAGAAAACACATAGAAGTTCTTAGTGACTTTTTCTTTAATTATTTAGAGATGAAGGGTGACAAAGAAAACTATGTAAAATACATGGAGGTAAAAGCAAATGAACTTCTTTCAGAAAGTAACAAAGGGATTGAAAAAGTTTCTAGAGAGTCCCTTCAAAAAGAAGAGGAGTAGAAAACGTGCCGTCAAAAAGCAAAGCAAAAGGAAATCGGTTCGAAAGAGAGTGCGTAAATAAAGCAAAGGAATACGGACTAGATTCTAAGAGAGCGTGGGGTTCTGATGGTAGGTCATTAGGACTCCACCCAGAAGTAGACTTAACAATAGAAAATTACACCGTGCAATGTAAGGTGCGGAAAAGGATAGCAGAATGGTTGAAGCCCTCGGAACAGGTAGGGGAATCACACCTTCAATTGGTAAAGGAGTCAAGAGGCGAAATATACGCTATAATGCCAATGGATCAGTTAATGACCCTACTACAATACATAAAAGAAACGGAGGAAGGAAGCTAGGATTCAGAGGAACGCTTACTGAATACGAGCAGGATGCTAGAAGAGCAGTTGAAGCAGAGATTGAAACATTAAAATATTACTTTGATGAAGAGTGGTTTAGTCCAGAGGAAGATACTATCGCCAAGATGTCTGAGTCATCTAGAATAAGATGGGAAGGAACTCCTAATAAACCATTTAGATGTAAAGGTTGTAAAAATGCATTCCATAGGCATTATAATACTCGACTAAGCGGGATGTATGAAAAGCTTCCTGGTAGTATATTTAATAGAGTTAGACTTCAAGAAGGTGAATGTGATACATGCAAGACATGATGAAAGTTATAAGCCTAGGCTTAGGTGTGCAAAGTACTGCAATGTATATAATGAGTTCTCTTGGGGAAATAGATAGAGCTGATTACGCTATATTTGCAGACCCAGGTGCTGAACTACCTAGAACATATGAGATACTAGACATACTAAAGAAGTGGGCTAAAGATAATAACGGTATAGAGATAATAGTATCAGATGAAATGAATCTATATGAAGACCTACTAGATAAAGATAAAACTAGTAGGTTTGCAGGTATACCAGCTTTTGTAGATAATCCAAATAAAACAGGTATGCTTAGAAGGCAATGTACTAATCATTATAAAATAAGACCTGTAATAAAAAGCATAAGGAAGATATATGGATTGAAACCTAAGTATAGAATGCCAATGACAGAGATATGGTTAGGTATAAGCTTGGATGAGATAGAGAGGATGAAAACATCAACAATGCCTCGTGTTACATATAGATATCCATTAATAGATAGTAGACTAGAGCGTAAAGATTGTATAAAAGTATTTGAAAAACATTCATTCCCAATACCACCTAAATCTGCATGCGTATTCTGTCCATATCATAGCAATAAAGGATGGAAAGAAATAAAAGATAATGACAAAGAGAGTTGGGGTAAGATAATAGAAATAGATGAGAGCATAAGAAATTCCTTAATAGATAGAGGAAAGGGAAAAGGGGGGGTGTACCTACACAGTTCATGCGTACATATAGATGATGTTGAATTTGCAGATCAGCAAGAGTTATTTATGTGTGAAGAAGGATTTTGTGGATTATAATGAAGAAAATAAAATGCCCATTATGTAGTAGTACTTTCGAAGAAAAAAGCTTTGCTAATCAAATAGATATATTAAAGATGTCTCGTTCTATAAAGTCTTTAAAGTCTATAGAAAAGCTACTCATTGATATGGATAATGTACGATCAGTAAGGGAAGTGGATATATATTACTTATTAAATGAAATAAAAAATATAGACGACGATATACTATATAGAATGATAGACATGTTCAGAAACCGTGGATATCTAGAGCAGGGATATAATATAAAGTACTTTGTTAAAATGGTCACTAACCATGATGAACAATCATCTCTTAAAGATACATATGAAAAGAAAACATTAGATAGACTACCACCAAAACTAGAGGAACAAGAATGAAAAATATAGAGCTAGAAAAAGCATTGCTTGGATGTATTATAACAGACTCTGAGCAGCTAGATTGCGTTAGGTCATGGATACCTAGCCCAGATTTTTTCTACAATGACTTTAATCAGAGAGTTTGGAAAGCTATAATTAAATTAGATAAAGAAAAGAAAGATATAGACTCTAATACTGTAGCCGATACAATTGATATACAAAATTCCGACTACTCTCCTATATATGAAATAACAGGATTTTTAGAGCTTGTTGTATCCCCATCTAAATCAATAACTTACGCTAAGTTACTACATAGCGATTGGTTACGAAGAAGACTTGATAGACAGATTCATAGTATCTCTAAAAATATACATGATAACTCTAAAGAGACTCAAGTGTTACTTGAAGATGCACATACTACTATAGGAAATATAATAAACTTACAACCAAATAAAGAATTTGACCTAGATGATTTACTACTAAGAACAACAGATTCTATATTCAAATCTACTACTCTTATTAAAACAGGGATAGATAAGGTAGATAAAGTTATAAATGGAATGACTCGTGGTGAGATAACTATCATAGCAGGTAGACCTGGTAATGCAAAGACAACAGTATCTGCAAATATAGCACGTAATTTAGTGCATGATGGCAAACGAGTAGTTATGTTTAATAGAGAAATGCCTAATACAGAGATGATGAAGAAGTTTATGGCTATGGAATGCAGTAGTATACAATATAGAAATCTTAGAAGTAATATAGGATTGGAAAAGAATAGTATATTTGATGCTACTAATATTATATCTGAAGTGTATAAAGATAAGTTATTTATGTTCGACGACGTTAGGGATTTAGATGGAACATTCAAAGAGATAAGAGCTATTAAACCAGATGTAGTAATAGACGATCATATAGGATTAATAGAATACCACCCTAATGATAGACGCGACCTAAGGCATAAGATTGGTGATGTCACCAGAAACTATAAATGGTTAGCTAAGTCCAATGACATGTCAGTTATATTGGTGTCTCAAATGAATAGAAATATGGAACATAGAAATGATAGGCTACCTAGATTGTCTGACCTTGCTGAATCTGGAAACCTAGAGCAGGATGCAGAGATAGTATTATTTTCTCATTATCCTTGGGTATCTAGATATGGTGATGATGGTAATAGTGATTGCTACTTACAGCTTATAGTAGCTAAGAATAGATATGGTAGTACAAATACTTGTGAGGTTGGGTATCATGGGAATAGCTGCTTAGTTGCAGATAGTGAGGGTGCTGCTATGCAGTTAGCTAAAGAGAGAGGTGATAACGTGAGTGGTACACCTAAACCATTCTAAGGTTTTGGGTATCAAAAACCTTTAAATTCATCCCCTTTAAGTAAATCCTCTTCTTCTGCCCATTTCTCATAATGCTTAGGCTTACTCTTTTTGAAAGGATCTTTATAGCTTGGTAATTTTAGTAAAGATTTTAAAGTTTTCTTTTCTTTATTTCTTTTTATTTTATGTCGTTCTAATTTTGATTTATATTTTTTTGTAGGTTTCCCGTGCTTTATATAGTTATCTTCAAATTTAATTTCATTAAGCCTACTTAATATTCTATCTTTAAATTTATTTGAAAGTATAATTGGGGTTCCTTTTTTACCTCTAGCCACTAATTCTTCTAGCAATGGTATTGTATGTGTAGCTTTTGAACTACCTGATATAGGTAGATATATATCATTTACATTTATCATTTTTAAATCTTTAAGAGATAAGTTCCCCCTAACTCTTTCTTCAAATTCAAAGCGAGGATTCATCCAATTCAGATTATACTTTTTAGGTGGGAATTTCTTATATATATTGGGGCGTGTTTTCTGAAAACCAGATTCAGCAAATGGTTCAATTTTATACCCATACTTCCTTAATGAAGGCCTATCAAATATAAATGAGACATCTGTACCTACATGACCATGTGATCTTGTAAGATAACTTGGGTCTCTGGTAAGTGAAACTGCTGGTGAACCTGGTGTTAATTCATCCGCATAAAATTGCAACTCATCAGCACTTGATAATGTTTTCCCTTCGAGTTCTTTAATTTTTGCATCTATTGCTTTCTTAGAATCTCCTTTAAATGGCTTACCAGGAAACTCCCCCTCCCCTCCTTTAATTCTACCTTCTTTTAATATATTAAGAGCTCTATCACCAGTTGTGTGGTGTGTAAGAGGTGATGTTATACCAGCCTTTTTAACCATTTTAGCAATATCAGGAGCTTTTCTAGCTACATGTTTAATAAGACCAGCACCAGGTATCACTTCTAAAGCCAATTCTGTTTTTGTTTGAGGAGTGAAAAAATCTATAAACTCTTGTAATCCACGTTCTTGTTCCTTAGCTTTTATTGGGTCTTTATGCTGAGATGGAATCCAATCTGCAACCCTTTGCCCCAATGTTCTATGAGCGTACATAACTCCAGGATCATAAGTATTATCTAACTTTTCTTGTAACATTAAATTATCTATATTATTATGAACACCTGTAGATACAGGCTCTACAAATCCACCCTCTTGCTTACCTTCTGGTTTCTTATACCACTTATCGCTGTATTTTTCATGATATAATTCTTCTAAATTATCTGGATTTAATAAACCAGAGCTCACTGCTTTTGGTATCCACTCTTCCCCTTCATCGGTATATATATCTATTATATCATCATACTCTTTTAAAGCATCAATAAGTTCTGATTGACTTTTGCTTTCTTTATCAAAATAAATATCAAGTAAAGGCTTCCTAATTTTTTGTAAAGATGGTGAAACATCTCCAGTTCTGTAATAATGAGCTATTTCTCTTGGAAGCATCTTTAAAAAAATATTACTTTTATTAACCATATTTGGGGAAAATCCCAACTCATCAATAAATATATTATATGCTTGCTCAACACCTTTAGGGCTCCATGATTGCTTACTTACTTTAGATATATTTCCCTCTTCATCCCAATCAACTGGTCTCTGTAAATCATCTCCCATCATTTCTATTAAACTTTTTGTGTACCACGGAATCTTGTGTGGTAATTCTTGGCTATAATCACGCTCTACATCCCCACCATTTTGGTATTTATTCAGCCTTAATACGTGGCCAGTGTATAGATTCTTTAAAGAACTCATACTTGTATGCCTAGTATATGTAGTTGAGTAGATAACAAGCTTAGGTCACAAGGATAGTTACACTCACTTGTTACAAATAGGTTAGCACCATAGGAAGATAAACATTCTTCCCTTAGAACATTGAAGTCATTCTTCAATCCTTCTATGATTAAAACATCATCTTGGTCTGCCAAGTATGATTCATATGTATCGTGTAATAATCTTGTATCTAACATAGTTCCTAGTATCAATACTGCACTATCATAGCAATCACATATAGAAGCAGAGGAATATTCTAAAGCTTCTTGCTTTTCTGGTAATTCGTCTTGGCATCCTATTATTAAAATTAAAGATAATAAAAACCTCAACCTAATACCTTTTTCTTATATCTACGCATCTTGCGTTGAACAATTGCTCTAGCACTTATACTCTCTGAACTTATGGGAACCATTGGATGAGCTTCATTCCACAACCTTACACTAGCTAACGCTCTATCATAATCTTCAGGTTCGGAAGCTTTTTCTAATTGGTCTAATATATTAGATACAGCTCTACTTCTTTGGGCTGTTAATCTTTCTAATGTCATTCCTCGTGGCTCTATCCTCTTGCTTAATTCCCTAAGTGTTGAACCTCCTATAAATTTTGCAAATCTTGATGGTGCTCTTTTTAATGCATCACCTTGTAAGTTCTTGAAATCATTTTCCATTGGCGATAAAAATCTATCAAAGAAATTTTCAATATCTGAAGCAATAGGGGGGAATGTTATAAACTTCATAGCCCTAGTTAAACTACCACCTTCTTCTAAAGCAGCAGACCATACATCCCCAACTAGACCAAGACCTCCTGCGGCAGCTAAGTTATCTACGAGGTCTGTTAAGTCTTTGGGCCAAGTCTTTTCTGAACTAGGATCATAATAATCTTCGCCAGATATCCACTCTCTAGCAATCTTCTTAGCAACATGAACAAATTGACCACCTGCATAGCCACCTATTCCCAATCTAAGAAGAGGTAGTATATTACCATGAGCTATATCATGGCGTAAAACATCCTTAGTGTACTGAGCCTGCCTATATCCAAATCTCTTAAATTGTGTAAACATTTTAGTTCTTGGATTATTAAATATCAATGGGTCTTTAAGTATATCTCTTTGTAGCTGAGTGTTTCTAGCAAATCTTTCCATTGCACTCTTAATAACTTTTAAATCAGACGGATTTTTATAATTCAGTTCACCTACTTTCCAATCCACTCCCAACTCACCAAGCTTACTCTTTGCCCATTTCCTTCTTGATTTTGTCATACCCTTTGTAGACATCTTAAGTAAATCATCTACAAATACTTTAGCGGTAGCAGCGGCCATTATCTGGTTCATTTTATTAATACCTTTAAAGCCAGTATACTTCGCTAATCCATCTACAATACCGCTGGTTAAAGCAGTAGTCTCATTCATACCAAGCATTTCAGCTAACTGACTATAACTGGTAGCACCAGATTCTCTTATCATTTGCCTAACTTCTTTCTTTCTTAGTGATGCTAGACCTCTAAAGAATCTCCAATACCCAGCGTCCATTGCTGATGATATCATAGATTGAGTTACGTTAGGAATAGTAGCAAAACCTAAACCTATCTTAGTTCCAGTTTCCCATTCCATTACTTTTTTCCAAAGTTCTTTAACTCTAGGTGAGTAATTAAATTTATCACTAAATTCTATCAACCCTGTAGCGTGATGATGCAATTCTCTCATTATACTAGCATCTTGTGGAGACCGTCCCTCTACGTTCCTTATTAATGCATCAAACTTTTCACCTTTTAATCCAAACATATCTACTTGAGCAATTCTTCTAGATGCCCTACTTGCATATTGAGACATGAGTAATGCTAAGTTTCTTTCAAGGAATTCTACAGGCATTTTAGCAGTTCTTTTCATTTCAAGATTTCCAAATGTGCTAAATATATCATTATATATTGTCTTACCTACTAATGAATAAGCCTTCAATGCGCTAAAATCACCTTGCTTTCTATTAGCTTCTATTATCTGTCTAGTTTGTGGATTTAATTTATGCAATGATTTCTCTATAAGCTCATTCATAAATCTTGCTTGCTCTGGGTTATTCTTGATAAAATCGTCTACATTATTAAAAGTACTAAGCAAATCATCAATGGAAGAATTTGCGTTTTGTTTTTCCTTAAGATTATGTGCTTTCATTTGCTGTTTTATTAGACCAGATTCTCTTTCTCTTATAGTTAATAAGTCATCAAATACAATCTTCGCAATTTCTCTTTTCATTATCTGCGGAACATAATTCTCATAATAGCCAGGAATTTCAATACCAGATTCTCTAGCATGGTTAAACATTTTATCAGTAAACTTATTCCATTCAGGTAATTTACCAGCTTCTTTTAACTCTGTCATTCTTTCCCAATAAGCATTCTCAGCTTCCTTTCTAGAAAGCCCTCTGTCAAGCCACTCTTTCAATTCACTCTTGGGTGGTTTAAGGGTACCATTATTTAATGCGTAGATATCTGTCATATACTCACCAGTTAAGGCAACAGATTTATCTTGATACTTTGCAAGATCACGAACATATTTACGTCTAGCTGGGTCTTGAGTACCTCTCATTTCAGCAGGCATAACACCAGCTACTAATCCTTTGAAAGGTTTCGGAACCCATTCTTCTAAAAATGTATGTTTAAATACATCTTGAGTATCCCATCCATTGCGACGCATATCTGCTTTATATATTTGTAATTGCTTTTCTCTAAGTAAAGTATTCCTATATGAATTTAGATCAGCGGAATTCATTTCCGATAGTCTTAATTTTTTATTTTGAAGTGGGAGACCATCTGAACCTAATATAACATCATGAGATTCCTGACCAGTTATACCCTTTCTTCTTATCTGTGATGAAGCTTCATCTAAACCAAGTTCCTTTTCTAACTTTCTTATCCTATCATGGCTCATAGTAGTAATAGAATCGCCCATTAAACTCTTATCAGATAGCTCAAACTCGTTATGGAATTTTTCTTTTTTAATACTATATGATTTCTTGCCTTCCTTATCGTAGACCTTGTATGTCTTAGCAGTATCCATATTAGCCTGTGGCATTATATATACTTCACCGCCTTTATCAGACTTCCTAACCCATCTTTCCTTAGCTATTCTTCTTCTATCTGCTACATCAACACTTGCCTTAGCATAATCCATACCAAGTTTTTCACCAGGTATTTCCATCTTATACTCTGGTTTTAATTCAAATAATGTACCTTGCTCTCTGATTTGTTTTAATTTTTGAGGTGTTTTGAGGAATTGACTTACGCCTTTTATACCAAGTATCATTCCTGCGGTATGTAAATAATCTTGAGGTGTTGGCATCTCACCTTCCATTAATGGAGCACCTGTTCCAAATGTCCCTATCTCAGCACCCAATCTAGATAACTTACTTGCACCCCTAGCTGTTAAATAAGAACCTGTACCTGCGGTAACCCCACCAAGAACAGCCCCCTTGCCAAACTCTTTAACTACTTCACCAGGTTTTATCTCGCCTGTTTCAAGTTTTTGTTGTAATGCATTAGCAGCTCCTTGATAAGAGCCCAACATAAGAGTACCACCACCAACACTAGATGCAGCTTGGCGTGAAAAGTTAGCAACGCTATTGCTCGCTACCCTTCTAGCTATATCACTTCTTATGCCATTTCTTCTTAACTTATTAAAGATAGTTTTAGATAAGGTTTTCTTACCTAAAGCTGCGCCAACACCACCTGTAGCTAAAGTAAGAGCAAAATCAGCGGGCATAAAGAATGACAATATCTCAGAACCTAAGTCCTCTATAACACCAGGTTCATATCCGCTAAGATCAAATCTTTTTCTACCAGTTGCTATCTCTTGAGCCATTCCTTGTAAAGATTTATTATAACCAGACTTTATCACGTTTGGCATAGAATCCCATAGAGATTTACCGTACTCAGTATTATAATCCTCTAATTGATTTTTATAATGAGGAAACTTCTGTATAAGACTTGTATATAAGGTATTATCATCTACATCATTAAGATGTGGATATTTATCTCTATAAGTTTGTAATAAACTTTGTTTATTCATTACCACCTAATATATCTAAATTTAGTGTTTTCGTTTCCCATAGAGAATCAAAAAATGGAATCAAATATTTATCGTAACTTCTACCTTTATACTTCTCTCTAAATTCTTTCCGCAATTCATCATTAAGAAATCCTTCACTTGGATGATAAAATTGTGATACATAATCTTTAAGGTCACTTTTTTTAGCCTTTAATCTTTGCATCATAGTCCTATCATAATCTCTTCTACCTATGGTTGAGCCAGCTAAACTCATTCCAACTTCACTCTCTGTACCAGGCCTAATATATCTTTTCGCAAATGTTTCTATATCTTTTATATCTTTAGAAACTTTAGATAAAGCATATTTTGGAGAACTAACTTTTTTTTCAAGCCCTTCTCTTTTTTCTGGGCTAAAAACAGCTGTTAAAGTTTCAAAAAAATCAGGTTCCTCAAGATCAAGATTTTCATTACCAATTAAATCAGTAATATCACCAAGGGGATCTTCACCACCACCTCCAGATATACCAATTCCACCATACTCTCTTATACCTGACATAGTAGTCTCTATATCATTTACTAAATTATTATATGCTTCAGTTCCAGCCACTGCTGTTTTCAATTGGTCTAATTGTCCAGCTAAAATTGTCTTTCTAGCTTCATATTCCCTTTCCTTACCTTTTGTTATTTGACCTATTTCACCAAGCATTATCTGATTTGCAATTGCATTGGGGTCTCTAAATAACATAGATTTAAGAGTGCTTGCAGAAAACTTATCAGACAATCCAGGAGCTAGAGTTTCTAATGCGGTTACTGCTGAATTTAACTGAGAATTTCTTCTATTTAAATTCTTTTCTCTTTGTTTCGCTATAGCAGAAAGTCTAGGATTATCTGTAGTGTATGAATCTAGGAACTCAATAGCGCCTTCCATATCGCCAGTTTCTAAAAGTGGAGCCAATGCAAGATCAAAATCTTCTTTAGCTCTATTAAATTTCCTATCTTCTTGACCTTGATTAAATACTAAAGTTTGGCGCTCATCTAATGCAGCTTGCCTTCTATTTGCTATACGTGTCTGTTCTTGATTAAAATCAGTTTGCTCTTTAAGTTCATCAAATCTATCTTGTTCTAAACGAACTCTAGCATCTGCTCTTCTATCAGCTTTACGAGCTCTGATTTCTTCAGGAGAATAGTAATCCCCTAAAGCAGAAGCTAGAGAATCTAGAGCAGACATAGGCTCTTCCTGAATTAGTTGAACTCCAGGTCTTCTTATTACATCGTATCTAGTTGCCATATTTATTCACCTTGTTCCTTTTTCCACTGATGAGCCATTCCATCATACACCCAATTTTCACCATTTGTATCTGTGTATGATGCTCCATCAGATGGTTCTCCATAACCTTCATATCCTGGAGGGTTATTTGCGGGATCATATTCAGGACTATCTGCTTCTATAGTACCTTCAGCTCTATCTAGGTCATAGAGCAATCCAGTTTGTTCTTTCGTATAGTCTTCACGCATTCCACGTATATCTTCAAATAATCCTCTATATTCTTTTTCACCTGCTCTTTCTTGAGCACCCATCAAGCTAGATAAAGTATCCTCTACCCCAGCTTCTCTTGCACCCATACCAGTAAATCCTTTACCAATTTTTTGGGATTTTTTTCTAGCTGCTTCAGCCTTAGCAGAACTACCAACTCTTACAGCTTCTAAGTTATCGTAATAACTATCAACCCTAGTTTCTTCTCTTGATGAATCATATTCTTGAAATCTATCTATATTGTCTTCATTGGGTTGTATATTAGCTTGATTAAATATATCCTGCAATGATGGTATACCAGTTTCAGATTCACCATATTCATATACATGCCCACCACCTTGATAACCTTTAGGCTTAAACATGCCTTGAGTTTTCCTAGCTGCTTTACCAAGTATTCCCATCATTTCTTCTTGGCTCATAACACTATTATTTTCAGCCATATGCTGTCTATATTTATTAAACATCTTAGAGTCTGGATAACGCATTTCTTGTAGCTTTAATAGATTTATATCTCTACGCATCCTTTGTAAATCAGATATAAGAGAAGCATCTTCATCTACAACGCCAAGAGTGCTACCTTCATATATAGAAGGATCAGCCATTCTTTTACCAATTTGTAATGGGTCATTGACATTGCCACCTGTTTGCATTTTTATAGGAGAATACCAATGTTCAGGTTCTAGGTTATATCGGTTCTTATCTGTTTCTAATGAAAATTCTTCTTTAATATCTGAACCACCGAGATCACCATCCTTTATTGATTCAGATAGTATATTTCTTAAAACAGCTCCTTTCATTGGCCCCTCTGTAAACTCAGTTTCCTGTAAACTCCTAAAATCTTCCGCTGAGCCTTCCATATCTTCATTCATTTTATTATATGTCATTCCACGACCTAAAACATTTTGCCATTCTGAAGCATCTTCCATATCATCACTCCGAAAATGTTTTAATTGTGGGTCAAGCATACCCAATAAACCCATCCTTGCGTTTATAATAGCATTCGTAGCTCTTTGTCCAAAAGGTTCCTTTACCTCACCACCCTCTTGCATACCTAAATTACCTAAGGCTATAAGTTCATCAATAGCTCCGTGTGAGCCATGATTCCTGTCGAAATTATTTAATGCATGTAGAGCTGGTTGACCTATCTTTTTAGCCGCATCTCTTCTGATTACGAACTCACCAGGTTCTAACATTGCAGGTACTGTGTCTGCCATAATACTATCCTTACTTAAGTTTTTCCATTAACATTAATGAATCTATTGCTCCATGAGAACTCATTGGGTTAAACATTGGAACGTTGCCACCATTTTGAAACCCTAAAAGATTCAGTAATCCTTTCTTCATTTTTATTCCTTTATTTTCTGGCTCTGGAGCCTGTTGATTTAATATTTGCTGTACCATTTCAAATGAAATAGAGTCCTCTGGCATTTTTACGGCTCTTTGCATTGCTTTTTGACGAGCAGTTTGAGTACTTAGGCTTGGTTGAGGTCTATGAGATTCACCTAAATAATACCTATTTCCATCTTCAGTAGGCATTTCATAAATAGCTTGCATCATACCTTCAGGGGTTCTATTCATTCCATATATTCTACCACCATTTTTATAACCTGGTACATATCCACCTTCTTGACCTGTAAGTATATCCTGAGGAGTAGTCATCACATCCCCTCCTGTATAGGTAATCTCTTCTGGAAGTTCAAGAAATGATTCATCAAAATCTTCAATATCAACATCTCCTTCAATATCAATATCATCAAAAGCTGAACCAACATCAGTAGCACTATCATAAGCATCAGGTAGTTCTTCGCCCGCCATTTGAGCTAATCTCATATCTTTCATTACATCATCAAATTTACCTTCAAGATACTCACCTCCACCAGCTCTAAGAAATCTACTTGCACCTGCCCCTAAAGCCTTCCCAGCTATAGCATCCTCACTTTTCTGCTTAACATCTCTAAGTATATCGTATTGTCCACCTAGTAAACCAGTGCTAGAGTCTTCTATTTTAGGAGCCTTACCAGCTGCTTTACTTCCAAAAAGTTGCCCTAAACCTGTACCTGCTCCTTTTACAGCTGCCTTACCTACTGGAGATTTCATTAAAGCTGCTAACATAGGGTTGCTAGCTGAAGCTGCGGTTAGAGCATATTGCAAACCCTTCTCTCCTAACCAGCCACCTACCTTACCCCATAAGCCTGTTTTCTTTTGATGTTTAGCAAGATCACCAGCTTGTTCTTCTATATCTTCTTGAGTCTTTCTAATATCTCTACTTAAACCACCTCTAAATTGCATACCTGATAAACCTGGTATGTATCCCCCTGTTTGAAAACCCATTAATGGAACTTTTTTGCCTTTATTTATCCACATAATATTACCTTTATATTGTTACTTCTACTCTCCAAACGGAGGTCATAAAAAAATGTTTTTCACTCGTTACTATATTTGTATTGTCTGCAGTTATTGTAAGGGCTATTAAGTCACCAGCCCCAACTGAAGGAGCTGCACTCCAATCAGATTGATTAATGACAAAATTAGTATTATCACTCCAAGATGATGTAGCATCGAAGGTACATACGCTATCTCTAGTTGTATCACCACTATCAATTTTTTCTATACCAAAAACAATATCAGTAGCTGCTGTATCTATAGCAGGTGTTCTAAAAAATACTTTATGGCATACCATATTAAATGGTGTTAAATAACTACTTCTAGGTTCTAATAAAGCTGTTTGTTCTGACGGCCCAACCCAAGGAACATATATCTTTGTATTTGGTAGGTCATCAGTAAAATTATGTGTATATGTACGATAATCTATAAACTTATTAGTATACTTTAAAGCATTAGTAGTTAATGTTTTATCCACATATTGATCACCATTTGACGTCATATACATCTTATATAGCTTTCCATACTTCTTTCTATATAGAGCTAATTGGCTATTAGATTTCTTCTCAATAGCTATTTGACCATCTAGCATTCCATTTGCAGATGGCTTACCACTAAACTCAACAGAACCTTGTTTAGTATTAATTATCTTTCTCATTTCTCTTTCATTTAATGGCATTACGATGCTTCCTTACCACGTATAGTTCTGTATTCTATTGTCATATCATTTATCTCAAAAGTACCAGAGCTTGGAAGATTTAATCTTAACTGTATACTCTGACATGCTATTGGACTTGCAGGTTTAAATACTGCAACATCCCATGCACTAGAAGTTGGCAATGTATCGCTATCACCTGCTCCAGTTGTTATGGTTCCATCTCCAGTTGTTATATCTGTCCAACTTTGTTTGCCATCAACTGAATATTCCATTGGATTTGCTTGAGTAGCGCTAGACTTATATGTTACAACTACCTTGTAAATCTTTTTAGTTAATCCAGGCTCCCCAAAATCTATATCTCTTGTAACTAATTCCTGTTCTGATGAAGAAGCTGATACAGGAAGGAACTTTTTAAACTCAATTGTACTACTATTTTTTAATCCAAAGGATAAATTATTATTCCAATCGACTATAAAGTTTGTAGATATATAACTGTCTGAAAACAATCTTGTATGGTATGTCCATCCTTTGCTATCAAAATCATAAACCCAACCAGTATTTGAAGTGGTAGTATTATCACTAGGACTTCTTACCATTAAAAGGGAATTACTTATAGGGTCATATCCCAACATAACATCCTTTGCTAATGCGCTACCACGATACCAACTCTGCCAATTAACATCTGTTGTTGTATATGATGCCATATTTACTGCTATTTTCCTGTCAATAAGATTAGTAACTGTTGACCCATTATATAAATAACAACCATCATCAGATGCCCACACTATTCCATTATTTGTCTTAGTTACGCTAAATGGGTGGTTTACTCCAAAATGTTTTACAGTTTCTTCAAGATACCAATTAGATACACTAGGACTTGATATATTTATAATATGTACAAGATTATGTTTAAATGCTAGTAATCTATCAGCATATGATTCAAGTGCAGTATATTCACCGTAATCACCTTTAGATACATCTATAAAATTATGCTCTACAAATGTATCATATTTTCCTATCTCGCTATACATTATCCTGTCACCAAATTTTTCTAGCTCACCACCAGTTCCCTTTATTTTTACATTGGCAATAAACGTTCTTCTGTTAGCGACTACAGATGCTTTATATATCTCACCCTTACCACCAATAGCTACAAAATTAACATCGGGGCCAAAGCCATTTATTGATGTATAGGTATCTATACCTGGCCTAGGTATGTTGCCTGTAGCGTCACCTTCAAAATAATAACCGTCATCAGCGTCTGAATCATATGTCCATGCTACATGATCTCCTTCCATTGTAGTCCTGACGCCTTTAACTATATCTATATCTGCTATTAATATAAGGTCATCATCAGTTCCACTTAATCTCGTATAGACTCTACCGCCAGTAATTCTTCCACTATAAACCACATCTGCGAATACAGATAATCTTAGTGATTTTTGACCATCTGCTGTATGGGTAAATGCTTCCAAGCTATCATCTGCTTGTCCACCGCCCATTTGAACTGGTATAGATTCTTGATTTCCATCATATACAAATGATTGATAAAACTCATAAGTACCATCTTCCCATTCGCCCCTTGCACTTCCATCACTAACAGCTATATTAAATCCTAAGCCACGTTCTATAATAGGAGTATCGTGATCCGAGTAAGAATCTGGAGCTGTTCCCCCAACTAATGCACCACCATATGCCCTACTATATGTTATTGTAGTTTGACCTTCAACCGATGCTTCTTTTTTGCAAAATAAAAATTCTTTAGGGAAGACACCAAGTGCTTCGTCAATCGTTATAACTTCCCCTGTTGATGCTTGGTCTAATACATTCTCTGAACTTGAATTTTCAAATGTAAATGCTGTCGTTGAATCATTATGAGAACCATTTAATTGTAAATCACTTGTGGTATCTTTTTTAACTCTAGCTACACCTCTATTATTTTGATAATAACTAGCAGCATTATCAGTACCATCGTGCGTAGCATGCCCATAGCAATAGGTAAAAGTACCTTCTGCTATCTTTGGAGATGCTAAAGAATTTGGATGCTCTTGCCACTCAGCAAATAGAGCACCTTTCTGGTTATTGAATTGTTGCCTTTGTATATAGCCATACCATTTAACCATGCTAGTATTTTCTTCATTAATGTTACAAACCCTTAATGCTTCATCTGCGAAATGATATATATACTTAGCATTATTTCCATTTAAGGTTGGGCTTATAGCAGAAGCTTCCCATCCATCAGCACTAGCAGGACTAGTACCAGCATAATCAGTAGTAGCATTATTTGACCATATGTCCACACCATTAGCAGAGTCAACATCTCCAAGTGCAACCAACTTGTCGCCAGGAGCTCTTACAACTTCTATCTGCGGATCAGTTGAGGTAGCAGAAGTTTCATTAGTTATAGTCCCGCCCTTCAGTGTATAGTATATGTCCATATCTCCAAATGTAAGAGTGGTATTGGTATTACTTGCTGTAGCGGGCTTAGTTAATTCAAATGTAGTTGAATTAGTTATTGAAGCAATATATGTTGACGCTGGGATTCCTGTTCCACTTACTGATAAGCCTGCCACTATTTGATCATTAGCATCATGAGTAACGGTAGCGTCTGTATTTGTTGTGTCACACGTAGCGTCAGTAAATGTTGTACCAGAACCTTCTGCTGTATTAGCATTAGATATTATATTAGTAACGGTAAATGTACCATTATTACTAGCAGTTCCACTTATTTTTACAACATCACCTATCTTTATTAGGTTGCCAGTGTATATAGTGCTATTGGTAGAATTTAATCCACCTACAAGAGTCATATAGCTATCTGAAGGTAAAGGCATTAATCACTACCTTCAGGAATATCAGCTGGAGTATCAGTTGTACTTTTAACTCTAGTGAAATTTATTTTACCTACATTACCACTAGCAGAAGTACCTAAACCCAATGCAGTACCAGACTTAGTTTCCGTTATTGTTTGGTCATTATCACGGCTATGATCAGACTCAAAATAGAACAATCCATAGCCACCAGAACCTTCTATTTCACAAGTCCTATTCACTATGTACTCACTCATATCGGTAGAACCATCTGCATCTTTACTGTGTGCATATATAGTACCCAATGTCTTTATCTTCCCTAAAGCATCTATAGACATATTCTGTATAAATGAGCTTTGGTTTTCTGATATATCTCTTGGGTCTCGTCTATTATTGATACCGCCTGACCAATCTCTTAATGTGTAGTGCCTTTTTGGCATTAATCAAGTATCTCCACGTGAACTAAATCATCAAATCCATTATCTTTAACATCACCATCAGAATCCCAATCCCCTCCCCAACGAACTTTAACACCAAGTTGTTGGGCTATACCACGAATCATTCCACCCATGTAATGAAATCCGTCTCTATTTTTCCAATCTATTGGGTAGGGAGCTAGGTCAACTGCTTTGCCTTCCATGTGCTTTGAGTACTTGACTTTCGTAGCCCCCTTAGCCAACAGCTCTTTCTGTCTTTCTTCACTTCGCAATCCTTCTATTATGGTAACATCCATTATCTTAATAAGCTCATTAAGAACATTTACTAATCTAGCATCAACGCCTTTTAGTCTTTCTTTACTTCTCTTACCAAACTTAAACATTACTTACCTTTAAATATACCTTCCAGTACATCTGTTACTACATCTACCATTTTTTCAAAAAATACCTGCTCTTTATCTTCAGATACAAAGGGTATATCAATCTTTTTATTTATTGCAGTTGCAATACTATCTGACATTTCATCAGAAGATAAATGATTCATAACTTCTTCTTTCATTTTATCTGCTTGTTCTTCAGCTAGTTTTACTAACATTGATTTAACGTCCATTATTTATCCTTTCTTATTTTAACTATTTTGTGACCAAGGTATACAATGCTCATCATTGCGACAACACATTGTAGAAATAAATTAATTTCAGCTAGATAAACACCATAATTGGCGAATGATATTGCTGATACTTTTAAACTATCCATTAATGTTTTCCATTTATTCGTGATAAAGAACCTTTAATTTCAGATACTTGATTGTCAAGATCATTTATCTCTTTAGTAAGAGCATCAAATTTTCTATCAAGCTTATCATCTGATTGATTCCATCTATTAATTAATTTTATAATCATCCCTTCCATATTTTCTAATGTCTCTGATTGGCCTGCATTTTCAATCTTTAACGCCTCCAATGTTTCTTGCTGTCGTGCTGACTTGTTCGAAAGGGAAACAACTAGGTATACAAACATAGCCCCCACTACGCCTATCATCCCAGCCTCTCCATAAACTGCCATAAAATCCATTATTTCTTCTTCTTTTTTCCCCAACTAAATGGGTTAATGTTAAATTCTTTTTCATAAAATGCTACTTTCTCCGCAAGCTCTTCTCTTTCAACCCGTTCTTCCAAGATGTGCTTATCAAGTAGGCTCCCAATCTGTTCATCCGCAGAAGCCATTTTACCTTCAAGGTTTCTAATCCTTGTTTCAATCTGCCAATAACCATAGACCAACATTCCAATGAGTACAGCAATCTGCCCCAACCACTTAAGATTAATGCTAACAATGGCATTATCATCAAGAATGGTGGTACGATAGCTTCTGGCGGTATCAGGTTTTCCACTCAAAGAACCATCCACCAAGCTATTGCTGTCTCAACAAATAGGTCTGATGCTGTATTATATGCCCACTTTTCTTTAGTTCCATATGTTTCTTCATCCCCTTCTACCAACCATTCAAAAACTTCCCACAGTACTCCAATTATAAATACTCCAAAGACACACCAGAAATCACTCCAATTAAGCCATTGAAATATCTTACATAAGAAAGCACCCACTGCTAAATGATATGATGTCCAACTATCTAATTGTCCTGTCTTTATTTGCCAAGATACTAATTTTGCAATAGGGTTATTCATTACTTAGAGCCGAAAACCTTAGAGAAAAAACCTTTCTTTTTCTTTTTGCCTTTTTGAGCTAATTTTTTACCTTTCTTCTTTTTCTTTTTAACTTCTTCACTAGAAGCAAGTTCTTCATACTGAGTTACATACTCTGGAGTTGCACCTGCAAATGAAAGTGCTATTATTACAGCCATTATTTTTTTTATCATTATTATACCTTTATATGTTTTGAAACTTCTTGATTACCACGATGTGTAAGTCCTACTATTCTAGATAATAACTCTACTTTTGTTTCACTAGAACCATAAGAAATATTACGCTTATCATAAAAATCTTTTATTTCTGATTTTGTATTTGAATCTGTGGGATAATCAGATTGAGTAGTAGCAACACCATTAATCATATGATGCGTTCCTATTATCAATCTACCATGTCCGTCTCCATGTTTTTTAGCACATTCAGATACATAAAATTCTTCAGCTACTTTAAAACTATTTGTTTTCTTTACTATTTCACCATCTACATCTACAAAATATGTATACGATGAAGGATAAGTCAGAGTCTCTTCTGATCCATCTGGATATTTCTTTACTCTGGTTGCACCAGGAGTTGTATTTCTATGGAGTCTCACTCGATGACCCTGACTACACCTTCTTACAATCATGCTTCTGCTTCTACCTCTTCAGGTTCTAAAGCTTTTTTAAGCTCTGCTAAACCTTTTTGAAACTTC